CACGGCGGCTGGCAGTCGCACGCGTAATCGCCTGGACAATCGCGTTGCTGAAGGTTCAAAGGTTTCTAAGTCGTCCAAAATTGGTGAAATCTCATTTGGTTTTGCTGGTCAAAAATTAAGCGGCGGCGGAACGACCCAACAACTTTGGGGCGGTGTTGAATTTGGTTCAAATAAATATAAGCAATTTCCAGTGTGGTCAGGCCGTGAGGGTCGCGGTTCCCGTGGCTGGTTTATTTATCCAACATTGAGAAGCCTTCAGCCTGACATTTTAAAACGTTGGGAAGAAGGATTTTCTGAGATAGTTAAGAGGTTTGACTAATGGCAGGTAGCCGCACGCTCAAACTTTCCATTCTTGGTGATGTTGATAATCTGACCAAATCGCTCAAAACTGCCACAACTGACGTTGATTCTTTTGGCGACAAAATGGGCAAGGCAGGAAAAGCCATTGGTGCTGCATTTGCGGCCGCCGCGGTTGCCGCTGGTGCCTACGCAATCAAAATTGGCATTGACGGCGTAAAAGCCGCCATTGAAGATGAAAAGGCACAACTCCAGTTGGCATTGGCTTTACAAAGTGCCACAAACGCCACTGACGGCCAAATCAAGGCCACTGAAGATGCAATCCTGCAAATGTCTTTGGCAACTGGTGTTGCTGATGATGATTTGCGCCCTGCACTTCAAAGGCTGGTTGTTTCCACTGGAAGCATTACCAAAGCGCAAGAATTGTTGGCATTGGCATTGGACGTTTCAGCGGCCACAGGTAAACCCCTAGAAACCGTCACAAATGCGTTGGCCAAAGCCAATGACGGGCAGACAACTGCCCTGGCCAAATTGGGCGTGGGCATTACTGCCGCCCAAGCCAAAACAATGTCATTCACAGACATTCAAGGCAAATTAACGGATTTATGGGGCGGGGCAGCAGGCAAAAGTGCTGAAACATTTGAAGGCAAAATTGCACGGCTAAGCGTGGCTTTCAATGAAACCAAAGAAACAATTGGCGTTGCATTGCTTCCAATCCTTGACACATTGTTGACCTTTATCAATACAAATGCACTTCCAATCGTTAAGGCTTTCAGCGATTCATTCAGTCTTAAAAGTGAAACTGGTTTGGGCAAAACGATCACTGACGTTGCAGGTGCAATCAAGTCATTTGTGATGCCAATTTTTGACGGCATGAAATCTGCATTTGATAAAATCAAAACAACAATCACAGAAAACAAAGATGAATTTCAAGCCTTTTTTGATGTCATAAAATATGCCGCGCCTATCATTGGAAGCGTTATTGGAAAGGCGTTTGACCTAATTGGTTCAATTGCCAGTGTTGTTTTGAATTTGATTTCCAACGTACTTGCGGCAATTAAGCCATTGTTGAACACTGCAATTGACGGAATCAATACAATTATCACTGGCATCAATTTAATCAAACCTGGTGAAGATATTAAGAAAGTGCCAAAAATTGGTGACGGATTTGCCACGTCAGGCGCACCTGTTGCAATTAAGGGTGGCGGCTCAACTAGCGGAAGCACTGGTGGAGCAACCACTGGTGGAGGATTTACGGGCGGTGGGACGACTGGTGGTGGGTCAACGGGCGGCACAACTGGAACGGGTGCAACTGGTGGAACTGGTGGCACATCAGGTGTTGCGGTAGTAGCAGCAAAAGCAGCAGCAGCAATCACAGACATTGCTGGTGCATTTGATAACTTTACAAGCGGAACACAAAGCCTCGCAGCAATTGAAGCGGCATCAAACCGCGCATTTGCATTTGGCACATCAGGTGTGAACACAAATTCACTTGCTGGAATTTTGGCTGCATCAGCGCAACCAGCGGCACCAACTATCAATGTCACGATCAATGGAGCAATGGACAAAGAAGGAACCGCCCGCACATTGGTTGAAACGCTCAACAATGCTTACTATCGCGGCACGGGTGGGGCAAATAGTTTGGTCGGAATATGACCCAATGGAATCCAATTTGGAATGTTGAAATTGACGGTGTTTCCTACACCAGCGCAATTCTTGCAAATTTGACCATTCGCAGTGGTCGCACAAATATCTACGAACAAGCGCAAGCGGGTTATATTAACCTTCAATTGATAGATATAAACCAAACCACAATACCCGTTTCAATCAATTCGACTATTTCAGTTTCAATCAAAGATTCAACAGGCACATTTGTTCCAATTTTTGGTGGCAATGTTGTGGACATTGGGCTTGAAGTCAGGGACGTTGGCGCAACCACTTTCACTCAAACTTACTCAATTATTGCGTTGGGTGCATTGGCTAGGCTTCCAAAAGCCTTGACTGACGGGGTGTTGCCAAAAGAATTTGACGGTGACCAAATTTATGACATTTTGCGTGATGTCTTGTTTTCAACTTGGGCTGAAGTTGCAGGCGTTCAAACTTGGGCAACTTATGACCCAACAATTACTTGGGCAAATGCTGAAAATAATGGCTTGGGAGAAATTGACCGTCCAGGCAATTATGAACTTGCGGCGCGTTCATCAAGCATTACTGACGTTTATTCTTTGGTTTCAGCGTTGGCCACCAGCGGCTTGGGTTATATCAGCGAAGATTCGTTGGGCAGAATTGCCGATGCAGATTCGACACACCGCACCCAATACCTAGCGGCCAATGGTTATGTTGACCTAAGTGCCAATGAAGCACGGGCGGCAGGTTTACGAATTGACACCCGCGCGGGTGATGTTCGAAATGCCGTCACAATCAAATATGGCGCAACTTCTAGCAATGAAGAATCTGCCAGTGACACGCCTTCAATTACAACTTATGGCCAATTGAGTCAAATCATTTCAACAACACTTCACAATTCTGCTGATGCCACTTACCAGGCCAATTTTTATTTGTCATTGCGCGCGCAACCTTTTCCAATTTTTAGTGACATCACATACGATCTAACGAATGCTGAAATTGGTGATTCCGACCGTGACAACTTGTTGGGCGTATTTATGGGAATGCCAGTGGCTTTGGTGGATTTGCCCGCCAATATGAATTCAGGGGTTTTCCAGGGATTTGTCGAAGGCTGGTCATTTCAAGCCAGTTACAATCAAGTTTCCGTCAGCCTATTGATGACACCGTTGGCTTATAGCCTTCAGGCAATGAATTGGGCTGATGTGCCAATTACCGAAACTTGGTCAAGCGTGTCGCCGACACTTGACTGGGAAAATGCAACAATTGTTGCCTGATAAGGAGAAAACATGACAAACCCAACGTCCAATTTTGGTTGGCAAATGCCAACGTCAACAGATTTGGTGACTGACCTTCCAGCGGATTTTGCCGTTTTTGGTCAGGCAGTTGACACATCAATGGCCGACCTTAAAGGCGGCACAACTGGCCAAATCCTTTCAAAAGCAACTGCAACTGACATGGATTTTACCTGGATTACAAATGATGTTGGCGACATAACTGCCGTCACTGCTGGAACAGGAATTTCAGGCGGCGGCACATCAGGTGCGGTCACAATTACAAATGACATGGCAACAACAATCACGGCATCAGGTGACATTGTCGTGGGTACTGGTTCAGGTACTTACGATAATTTGCCTATTGGCACAACTGGCCAAATCTTAACGGCAGACACAACAGTTTCACCGTATAAAGTTAAATGGGCAAGTGCAGCATCAACTGCGCAAAACTTTACTTTGCTTTCTACATCAAGTTTAAGCACAGGCGGAGTATCAACTTTTACTGTTTCAAGTCTTAGCGGATACAACCAACTTTTAATTTATATTGATGGGGCATCAACAACCGCAGCCAATCCTGTTTATACATTGAGATTGAATGCAGACTCAACCTCTAAGTATGTGTCAAATGGTATGCAATTTTCAGGCTCAACAGTTTATAGTAATTTTATTCAAAACCTTAATAATGCATCAGAATTCAAGTTCTGTACTGGTTCAGGCGCAGCAGGTGGTTATACAATGGGGCAGATACTTATTACTGGAGCCAATTCTTCAGGTGCAAAAATGATACAAGCCACAAATGCAACAGATGCCACAAGTGGTTATCCATCAATTTTTCAAGGTATTTATACAGGCACATCGGTTATCTCATCTTTTAGCATAATTTCATCTGCTGGCACTTTTGACAGCGGCACAATGTCTATTTGGGGAGCAGCGTAATGACAACATATAAAGAAATAATAGTTGATGCAATTACAGGCGAAGAAGTTATCAAGCCATATACTGCCGAACAAATAGCAGAAGCAGAAGCAGGCGCTATGGAAGCGGCTAAACTCACACAGGCACAGGCAAAGGCCGAAGCAGACAAAGCAGCAGCGCAGGCAAAACTTGCTGCACTTGGCTTGACTACTGATGATTTAAAGGCATTGGGGTTGTGACATATCCATTAGGCACATCAGCAGCAGTCATTGAGTTGGCAATTGCTGAAGTTGGAACGGTTGAAGAAGGCAATAACCTGACCAAATACGGTGAATTTACAAAGGCCAACGGTCTGCCCTGGTGTGGAAGTTTCGTCAATTGGGTTTTTGCAAAATCTGAAGTCAAAATTCCTTCATGCGTATCAACTGCATTAGGCGCACACAAATTTAAAGAAATTTCACGTTGGTCAAATATGCCGCAATTGGGTTATTTGGCTTTTATGGATTTTCCACATGACGGCGTTGATCGTGTAAGCCACATTGGAATTGTTGTTGGTTTAATGGAAAACAACCAAGTTTTGCTTATCGAAGGAAACACATCAGGAACAGGCGACCAAAGAAACGGTGGCATGGTCATGGTCAAGGTTCGCCATTACGGTGAAGGAAAAGAAGTGGTCGGGTTTGGGGTTCCTAAATTTGCACCATACAAGGGTGACTTTCCAACGGTCGCCATTCCAACTTCGGGAGTCAAACCAAAGAAGGAGAAAAAATGGACAAAGCCAAAGCCTTAGCAGCATCATGGGGGCGTAGTTT